AAGCAAAAGATAAAAGAGGTGCAATAGAAAAGGCTTATGGTAAAATAAGAGAACAAACAACTGCAACAGGTGCAAAAAATGAATTTGAAGCAGCACTAAATTCATCTAAAGCACATTTAATAAAGCAAATAATGAAACATATTGCATTTCCATTTAACATTTTAGCAGCAGCAGGAGCAGGTGCAAGTATAGATAAATTGTTTGCAAAAAACAATATAACAGCAGCACAATATGGAGCAGATTTTGTTACTGATGGACCTCAAATGATGATGGTAGGTGAAGGTAGTGGACCTGAGAGGGTTCAAGTAACACCTTTAGTAGATCCTAATTTAGATGGACCACAAGGTGGTGGTATGACTATTAACATACAAGGTTCTGTTATAGGAACTGAACAATTCACAGAAGATGTTTTAATGCCACAGATAGAAGAAGGTTTAAGGCTTGGAAATAGAATTTAATGGCATTAATTAGTCAAAATTTTAAGAATGACACACAAGGAAATAATCTATCTGTAATACCAGTAGTTATAGTTGCAGAGTTAGAAGATGATAAATACAATCTGTTAGATTCTTTTTCTACTTCTAATTTAATTCTACAAGATCAAGATAACAATACAATAGAAACAAAAGAAATACTGCAAAACATATCAAGTGTTAAAAATTCTATTGATTATGAACAAAAAAATATAAAAGTAAATACATTTAGATTTAGTTTATATAACTATTATGATGTAGTTACTAAATTAACAAATTCAGTATCATTTAATGATTTAAATTCCTTAATAGGTAAATATGTTATCTTATACTATAAAACACCTACATGCAGCAAAATAAACCTAAATAAGAATATACAAGAGTTATCTAATGATGATTGCAGTATTATGTTTTATGGTATTGTAAATAGAATATCACAATCAGGTGATAAGATTTCTATACAAGCAGAAGATTTTACACAAGATTATATAAAAGATAAAAAGCTACCAGCTACAAAGTTAGCAGACCTTGATGAAAATATTAAAGATGGTATATCTGATTTAGATGAAACTAAGCCTGTTCCTATGGTTTATGGTAAAGTAGATAAAGCACCAAGTATTGTATATCAAACTAATTTAAGCAATAATAATGGTTTTAAATCATTAGGTATTATACATGACAGCAAAACAATATCTAATAGTTTTACTACTAATAAAATACTTTCAACTACAAATTACAATCATTATTTATATTTAGCAGAAGATGATGACTATGTTATATTTCCTTATGAAGTATTTTTTGATACAATAAGAGCAAAATCTTATTTTGTAAATCCACAAACATGGCTCATAAATACTAATAATATTTTACCTGAATTAGAAAACACACAATCAACACCAATTTTGTGTATGGGATATGCTTTTGCAACTGATGTTATAGTAGATATATCAGGTGATAATTTATTAGATTCTTTAAATGATGTAATAAGTGATGAAAATATAAATCCAAACACAGATGTTATGTCTACAAATTGGGGTTATGATAAAATTTGGTTTAGAGATGATGATGAACCTGAAGATGAATATAATGCAAGTGATGTTTTTAAAGTAGAATCTAAAACTTTTTCAGCTGGAACAAATAAAAATAGATGGATTTTATTAAAATTAGATAAAACAAAAAAATTATTTAGATATGATTGTTATGCAAGATTATTTGCTAATGTTGATGAAAATGGATTAGCAACACAAAATAATAACACAGAAAGACAAACACTTATAGTAAAACCATTAAACACAGATTTATTAAAAGAACTTATTGAAAACAATATACCACCTGAAAATTGGTTTGAAAATATATCAAATAATACAACAGGTTCAAATACTGATGAATTAGAAGATGTTGGTATTAGTGCATCTACAAGATTAGAAACAACTGAAAATGAAAGAATATCAAGAGTTGGTTATTTTAAACAATATACTGATAATAATAATTTTTCACATGAAGAAGCAAAAGAAAGTTTTGATGAAACTAAAGATTTAGATAAAGTTTTATTATATGAAGATATTAAAGATGATGAAAAAACACTTGGATATGAATTGTCTAACTTTTCATTTATGTATTTAACAGAAAAATCAGATTATGAATCAAATACATTTTATGCTTCTATTGAGGGAAGAAAAGATTATACATCAACAGAAGATATTAGAAGTTTAACAGAATTACAGGAAGAAATTAATGTTACTCCAAATGAATCAGCACTTGGATTAGATAATACATTGCCTGATTTTAATGAACTTGTAGATGAATGGGATAATTATTTTGAACAAAAATATACAGAATATAATACTTTTGAAAATCCTTCATTTTTTAAAAAATCATTATATGAAAATCAAGAATATCCTTTTAATTTCTTAGACATAAAATTAAATACAAATTCTGATGATTCTAAATTAGTAAATTCACCACAATTTGTAAGATTTGTAATTCATGGATTAATAAAAAAACTATATATGAATATTTATGATAAAGTTATGTTTGAAGAATTGCCTGTTAATAATTATATAGCAGGTAATGTTTTTGGTGGTATTGCACCAGCATATGTATATAATATGCAAATTGGTCAATGGAATTATCTTTCATTTGGCAAATGGCTAACTGAATTATCTGATGGTTATGATGATGTAGATGATGAATATTTAAATTCATTTATGCAAATAGTTAAACAATATTCAAATTATAAGAGATTATTAATAACATCAATATTTAAATATTTATATCAACAAGATATAGAAGTAGATACTTTAGGATTGCAATTACCTGATTGGGATTTAGGTATAGATTTAAATACAAATGAAAGCATAGATATATGGATTGATAATCTAACACCATATTTAGATGAACTAATTAATGTTATTAATAAAGATATATTAGATGTTGAATCACATATAGGTAGTGGTATGGAGGGTAATGAGTTTTCATGGCAACCAAGTGAAATTGGTACAAGGTCTGAATTATATTTATGGAATGAGAATCCAAATGAATATGGAATATCACAACCACATTTAATACATTTATGGAAATATATAAACTATGATTCTATAAAAACAGAATGTTTTACTAATCCTAATGTGCAGTTTCAAACAAATGGAATAGTAGAAAAACCAACAGATATATTTATTAACTTGTTATCAAGAGAACTTAATTATGGTTTAGGTGATAATGTTTTAGATACAGACTTTTATGATCATAATCTTATAGAAGAATCAAGAGCAGTATATGATAGCTGGAAAATGGGATTTTGCATAGATGATAATGTAGAAGCTAAGAATTTATTGCAAGACATATCTAAGGAAACACAATCATTCTTTTCTTTTACACCTGAAGGCAACTTTGGATTAATAACAATTAAAAATAATTACACAGAAGATGATATAGATTATATTGTAGATGAATCTGATGTTTTAAATTATAGCATTAGTAGAACAAAAAGAGAAAATGTTATTGTTAAAAATAAATGTTTTTACAGATATGATAATGGTTTAGATAAATATACTTTTGATAGAGGTGAAGTAAGGATTACAGATTTATTAGAAAGCTATACTGGTGAACAATATTACAATATAAATGAAGATACTGCATTTAGTGAAAAAGAGTTAAGGTATCACACAGATACTGCAACTGTTGAGAAATTTCAAACATTTGATTTATTAAATAATTGTAATCAACACTTATTAATAAATATAGACTTACCACTTAGTTACACAGTTAAATGTGGTGATATATTGCATATACCATTATTAAATGACACAAAAGCATTTGGAATAGATTATAGCAAAGTAGAAATGTTAAATGGACAACCTATATATCCTTTATGGATTGTTACTGCAACAGATTATAGCTTAGATAAAATAAGAGTGTCTGCATATCAATTACATTATTTAGGCACAGATGGTTTACATGGTTTTGGTGAAAATTATGATGTAGTAGCTAATCTAAGACAATTCAATACTACATATCCTAATCTTAGAAACTATAATTATTTACCACCAGCAGAATTAAATCCTAATGTAACTTATATACAAGGTCAAGAAATACCTTATGGTGATTTAAATCAAGATGGCATAATAGATATAACAGATATTATAGGACTTGTAAATATGATTTTAAACAATCAATACTCTGACATAGCAGACACAGATAGTAGTCTAAGTTTAGAAGTAGTAGATATAGTAGCACTTGTAAATACAATAATAGAATAATGAATAAATTACTAATAAAAGAAAAGTCAGTAGAGATTAACACAGATATAGTGTATCAAGGCATTGAAATTAGATACAAGGGTGAATTGTATATAAACAATAAGCTGCCTAATGATTTTATAATTCAAAAAGGTAATAACAAGATTATAATAATAAGATTTAGCACTAATGATGAAATAATAGAAGAATTGTTTGAATATAATGGTAATTGTAATATTTATTATGCAAAGATGGTAGATAAAGATTTAAATGAATATGATCTGATTACTAAAAAACCAGCACTACAAACATGGGGTGCATTAGGAACTAAAAGATTAGATGATAATACTACAACTAAATATGTATGGGAATCATTAACAACTACTTATGATGACTTATCATTTAATGGTAACAACAGCTATGTTAAATCATTAAAACAAGTATCAAAGATAGATAATGAAACAAATACTATAACTACAACTAAAGAAACAAGCAGGAAGTTATCTTATTTAGGCAAAAAAGATACTGGTTTAACAAGATTACAAGATTTGAATACAAATACTAACAAAACTAAAAAAAGCCTTAAAAAAGGGCAACAAATTAAAAGAGGTTATTAATGGGAAATTTTCAATTAGCAGATAAACTAACATTTTACACAAGCTATCCACTTTATGCTTATGCAAGTGGAATGTTGGAGTTAGCAGAATCAAATACTGACTTAACACAAGAACAACTATTTAACTTAATTAATTTAAATCCATCTAAAATATCTTCTTTTAATACAGAAGCATTAGATAATATAGGTTTTTATATAAATCATAACATTAAGCCTGATTTCTTTATGACTTTAGGACATAACTTTGCAGATCAACAAAATTTAACATTAGAAGGTGATGATGGTGTTTTAGATGCTACACAAATAGTAAATTCTAATATAGATACAGATTGTGAATATAATGGCTGGAGTTTAGTTAATTTAGCCAATGTAGATAGTAAGTCTATGATTATGCAATTTAACAATCAAGCAGAAAATATGGTTGGTAGCTTTTTATGGGGTAGAAAGTTTGTTGCACCACAGAATGTAGATGTTAGCCAAACACATTCTGTTAGCTATGGTTATAAATCTAAAAAATCTGTATCAGGTAAAACTATATCTACTCTTAATTATTCTAAAACTGGTAAATGGTTGTTAGATGCTTGGGAATTAGATGATCAGTTAGCAGATACAAGAAATATGCCTACAAATTCAAGAAATGGTATTAGAACTTGGAATGTTAATTTTAGCTTCTTACAAGATAGCAAGATGATGGCACAGAACAACATGTTAAATAGCAATAATTGGACACAAGATACACAAGGTGAATATTTGACTGGTTCAGATGTTCCAAGTGCATCTGATACTAATAATAGCACAGATTTCTATACATCAGTAATAAAACAAACTATGGGAGGTCACCTTCCATTAGTGGTTAATATATCTGATTCTGCAAATTCTGATCAATGGGCAATAGTTAGAATATCTGATTACCAAGTAACACAAGCAAATCCTAAATTTATTAATTATAAATTAACATTAGAAGAACAAGTTTAATCTCTGGTAAATACCCTTATCCTCATCATACAGAGTAAGTGAAACCCTCTTAACTGAGGGTTTTTCTTTTAAAATAAACAGTTATGTAACAGTTAAATAACCCTTAAAGACAAATACAAGGTTAAGAATCAAAATAAATATATATAAAATTATAAAATAATTGTTTTATATATCAAATATTATTGTTAACTTATAAATATTAATTAAGTGAGTTAATTAATTATTTAAAAATAACTATGGAGAAACAAATGAAAACTAATACAAATTTTAAATGGCAAGGTTATAATTTTAAAAACATACCATTAGTTACATATAATGATGGTTTATCATATTTTTCAAAAATGGGTGGGGTTTCAAAAGTATGTAAACAATATATAAAACAAAAATATAATATTAATGTTCAAGTAGCAACTGAATCATATTCAGGAGGTAATTCATTAAGAGTTTATATTGATCCACTATTAATAACACCAGAAAAATATAAAATAATAAAAGGTGATATAGATGCTTTATTTTCATATGGTAAATTTAATGGAATGATAGATAGTTATGAATATAGTAATTCTGAACATATATATAATGAAATAGTTATTATACATAATGATGAATTAATAAAAGATAAAGTTGATTTTACTGCTAAATATGTATTTGTAAATCATGATTTTAAATATGGAACTAAACAATATAAAGAATATTATGGAGGTTTAAATGACAAATAAAGAAATAGATTTAAATAATGAGGACTTTCCATTTTTTTTACAATGGTATAAGGAAGTATATGGTAATGAGCATTTGGAAGAATTTGATACTACTGAGAGCATAATAGATATAGTTATGTCTCCACATAAGTATCAAAAAGAATATATTGAATATCAATTAATTAAAATACAGGAGGATAAGTAATGAAGAAGATACAAATAAAGGGTAAAGATTATATTGAAGTTAATGAAAGAGTAAAGCAATTTCATATAGATTATCCAAATGGTTCTATAACAACTGAGTTAATTGAAATGACAGATAGGTTTATTACTAAAACTACTGTTATTCCTGATGTTAAATTTCCTGATAGAAAATTTACTGGACTTGCTTATGAAAAAGAAGATTCTACATTTATTAATAAAACATCAGCTTTAGAAAATGCAGAAACTTCAAGTGTGGGAAGATCACTTGGCTTTCTTTCAATTGGAATTGATACATCTATTGCAAGTTATGATGAAGTAGCAAATGCAGTAACACAACAAAAAGACAAACCTAAAACTATACCACCAGTAAATCTAAAGGATCAAGAAGTTCCTAATCCACATTATGATAAGGTTGTTAATGAATTAGGTGGCATACCATTAGGTGATGATGAATCTGATAATAATGAATGGACAGGTAATGAGATAATTAAATTTGGTAAGTATAGAGATGTTGCTTGGAAAGATTGTTTAGATGAAAATTATATTAATTGGGTAGCAACTTCCAGCAAAGTAGATTGGCAAAGAGAACTTGCACTTAAAGAAATTAAAAGAAGGAGCAAATAATGATATTACAATTTATACTTTTTTGTTTAATAATATTTGGATTTATAATGTTCTTTGAATCATTAATTAACTTGGTCCAAATCTATTGGAAGGAGTGGACTAATGGCAAGTAGACATCAAGATATAGAAACAAGAATGGCTGCACAAAATAAAGCTGAAGATTTTTTTGAAAAAGAATTTAAATATCAATATATGGACAATGGTGGTATTATTTACAAGTATGGTATTCATAGTTTTTATCCAACTGAAGAACAAAAAACTAATATGAAACATATACCAGCATTTATTAGAAATACACCTGATTTTTTTATATTGTATAATAATACATTTCAGTTAGTAGAAGTTAAGTCTTGTAGTATTGATTTGTGGTTAAAACAAGTAGACTTTGAACAATATAGAAAATGGAATGAATTGCATCAGTTATTGTTTTATATATATTCATTTAGAGAAGAAGGTAGTATAACAATATCATTTAAAAAATTAGATGCTTTAATTAAAAAGAGTAATTTTAGAGTTGATAAACATCATGATAGCTGGAAGGAATGTTGGGTTATACCATTTAAGGATATAAATGAGAGTTTGTAGAGTTTGCAAAAAAGAGATACAGAAAAAGAACTTAATAAGAAATTCATCTTATGGTGGTTATCAGAACATTTGCAGACCTTGCAAGTCAGCAGAATCAAGGAAGTATGCTTTAAAGAAAAGAAAACTGTTAAAACAAAGTCAATATAGGAGTTACTGGAGTGATGAAGAATAAAGAGATAAACAAGAGTGTGCAGCTTAGTAGATCAACACATCAAAAGCTAAGAATGTATTGTGCATTAAATGATAAAACAATATCAAGTGTTGTAGATAAAGCTATAAATTTATATATTAATAATAATACTAACAAGGGATAGTAGTGATAACAAAAGGAGAAACAGACATGGCAAAAAGGTTCATAACAACATCTATGTGGGAAAAACCTAATTGGAGAAAACTTCCAGTTAGATTAAAAGTAGTATGGTTTTATTTAATAAGTAAATGTAATCATGCTGGAATATGGGAGTGTGACATTGATTTACTATCATTTCAAATAGGTGAAGATTATACATTAGATGAAATAATGGAAGCATTTGGTTCACAAATAGTAGAATTAGGTGATAATAAATTTTTCTTATCTAAATATATTAGTTTTCAATATGGAGTGTTAAATCCTTCAGTAAGGGTTCATCAGTCAGTTATTAAACTGTTAAAGAAACATAATATACAGTATGAATACTCTGAACTAAGTGTTAAAGATATAGATAAAGTTAAAGATGTAGATACTAAAAAGAAAGAATTTGCAAAAAGAGTAGAAAAAGAAGTGCTTAATATGAAGTTAGACCCTGTTATGATTAAAGAGTTCATAGAATATTGGACAGAACACAATGATGGTGGGCATGTTTTAAGGTATCAACAACAAAGCATATTCAATGTAAGAAAAAGAATGTCTACTTGGGTTAAGAATAGTAAGAAGTTTAATACTAACATAAAGTTTCAATCTGCAAGTGATGAAGATATTGCTAAAAGAGAAGCAAGAATAGAAGCAGAATACCAAGAGCAGCAAAAAAGATTTAAACAAGCAGATGATAATACAGCATCTGATGAAGAAAGAAAAAAAGAATTGGGATTATTATAAACCTATGGCTGTCTATCAAGCATATACTATCCCTATATGTTTCTCCAACTCACACTATATAGGCAGCCATAACCTTTAATTATGAAACTAAGAATAAATAACTGCATAGCACAAAAAAGGCATAGATTTGCAAGAGGGTTTGTTTATGATCCATCAAGCAAAGATAAGAAGATAGCAATACAACAAATAAAAAAGCAGTTTACTGGTGAACCATACACAGATGCTTTAAAAATTAGTTTTGTTTTTCATTTGAAAAGACCAAAAGCACATTTTAGAACAGGTAAATATGCTAATGAATTAAAAAAAACAGCACCAGTATATCATATTAAAAGACCTGATGTAGATAATTATGTAAAGTTCTATATGGATTGTATGAATAAATTGGTTTATTTAGATGATAGTCAAGTGATAGAACTTAGAGCAACAAAAGAATATGATGATAAAGAATCTTATACAGAGATAATAATATGAATGTTTTAAGTTTATTTAATGGAATGTCTACTGGACATACTGCATTAGACAATGTAGGAATAAAGGTTGATAAGTATTATTCATCAGAAATAAAACCTGCTGCAATAAAGCTAACTCAACATCATTATCCTGATACAATACAAGTAGGAGATGTTACTAAGTGGAAAGAATGGGATATAGATTGGAAGAACATAGATATGGTTTTAAGTGGTAGCCCATGTCAAGATTTATCAATAGCTGGTAAAAGAAAAGGTTTAGATGGTGAAAGAAGTGGTTTATTTTGGGTGTTTGTAGATATATTAAATCACATTAAAGAATTAAATCCTAATATATTGTTTTTACAAGAAAATGTAGGTTCTGCTCCTAAAAAAGATGTGGGTATAATGTCAAGAGCATTAGGTGTATATCCAGTTAGAATTAATTCATCATTAGTAACTGCACAATTAAGAGATAGGTATTATTGGAGTAATATTAGAACAACAGCAGATGGACTATTTGGTGATGTAAAAACAAACATACCACAACCTAAAGATAAAAAGATTATGTTTAAAGATATAGTGCAAGGTGGTGCAGTTAAAGTTGATAAGTCAGTATGTTTAGCAGAAAGAACAATAGCATCAGCAAGTTATAAAGATTTAAATAGTAAAAAAGCACAAAAGTTTTTAAAAGCAAGAGAAACAAGGTCAATGATGAGTTTAGTTTATGTAAAAAAAGATAAAGCTGGAACATTAGTAGAAGGTTGTTGGAAAATGTTTATAAAAGATAAAGATAAGCAAAATAAATATCTTAAAAAGGTAGTAAAACAAGGCTATCAAACACCTCCTTTAGTTTCAGACAATATGTTGGTTAGAACTGTTAATAAAGTAGAAATGTGTAGGCTTCAAGGATTCCCTGATGATTGGTGTGATATATTAAGTAAAAAAGATACTGGTAGTTTATTAGGAGATGGTTGGACCTTACCAATAATAGAACATATATTTAGTTATATAGAAAAATGAACAAAGACATTAAACAAGAATTAGGATTTATATACATAGTAAATGGAAAGAAGTTCTTAACAAAGAAAGAAGCAGTTAAATATAAGAAATCATTACAAAGCAAATATTTTAACTTTTTTAAATGAATTAGTATGTTATATTACATATAGGAAAATATGGGTAAAAATATAGAAAATATTATATATAAAGACATAAATAGTCTTATTTCAGCAGAATACAATCCAAGACAACTGAATAAAGAACAATATAATAATATAAAAGATTCTTTAAAAAGATTTGGATTTGTTGATCCAGTTATTATCAATAAAAACAAAGATAGAAAAAATATTATAATTGGTGGTCATCAAAGAGTAAAAGTAGCTAAAGATTTAAAAATAGACAAAGTTCCATGTGTTGAATTAGATTTAGATATAGATAAAGAAAAAGAATTAAATATAAGATTAAATAAAAATGTAGGTGAATGGGATTTTGATATATTAGCAGATTTATTTGATATAGATGAATTAATAGAATGGGGTTTTTCAAAAGAAGATTTAAAATTATTTGATGATGATTATGATGATGAATTTTCTTTACCTGATGGAGATAAAGATCCATTTAGACAAATAACCTTTACATTATCAGATGAACAATATGAAATAGTTCAAGCAGCATTAAAAAAAGCTAAAAAAAATGATTTTGGTGATACTGGTAATGAGAACAGTAATGGTAATGCAATATGGTGGATATGTAATAGCTATGAAAGTTAAAGATATAAGATTAAAAGTAATACCATCTAAATTAGCAAATGAATTTGTTAGAAAATATCATTATTCAGGTAAAGTAGTTCCTAATAGTAAACTGCATTTTGGAGCATTTTATAATAATGTGTTGCATGGTGTAATGTCTTATGGTTCTCCATTAGATAAAAGAAGAACAATAGGTTTAGTTAAAGGCACAGGCTGGAATGAAATGTTAGAATTAAATAGAATGGCTTTTGATGATGTTTTGCCTAAAAATGCAGAAAGCAGATGTATTGCCATATCTATTAAATTAATTAAAAAAAATGCACCTCACATAAAATGGATTTTATCTTTTTCTGATTGCTGTCAATGTGGTGATGGTACCATTTACAGAGCTTCTGGATTTTATTTAACTAATATTAAAAAAAATACTACAATATGGGAGGCACCTAATGGAGAAGTTGCAACTGATATATCTTTGAGATTAGGAATTAATGCAAATAGAATAGTGGTTCCATCAATGACTTCTCATCAAGCACATAAATTTAAAGGTGCTGCAAGTATGAAAATATTTAAAGAAGCAGGTTATAAACCATTAGAGGGTTATCAGTTAAGGTATGTTTATTTTATAGATAAAGAAAAAAAGAAAGATTTAAGTGTTCCAATAATACCATTTACAAAATTAAAAGAATTAGGTATATCAATGTATAAAGGAAAAAAACAAAGCCTTGATGGTGTAATATCAGCACATCATGCTACCAGTATGAAGGAGGAGGAGAATAACCTACCTCAAGGCTCCATTTAACAATGAAAAAAGAAAAGAAAAAAACAGGTAGACCAAAGAAGTATAATATACAAAAAGAGAAGGTTGAACAATTAGCTTCATTTGGTTGCACTAATACTGAAATAGCTTCATTCTTTGGTTGTGATGTAAGCCTTATTACAAAGACTTATTCACAATTTCTTACAAAAGGCAGAGATAAGGGAAAAATAAGGTTAAGACAATTACAATGGAAGTCAGCAGAAAAAGGTAATACTGCTATGTTAATTTGGTTAGGTAAACAGATATTAAACCAAACTGATAAGTCAGAAGTTGAATTAGTAAAACCAATAGAAGATATTTTATTTGATGAGTTATAATCTAACTTTACATAAGAAAGATTATTTTCCACATCAATGGAGTTTTTTGACATCAAAGAAACCTATAACTGGACTTATTTCTGGAATGGGTTCAGGAAAAACACATATTTTTATTAGGAAAGTATTTATATCACATATAACAAAGAAAAATAATAAAGGTGTTTCTAATGGTTGGATTATATATCCTACTTATGATTTAGCAGAAGAACTATTTGTTGATCCATTTAAAGAATTACTTGAAGCTAAAGGTATTTATTACCAATACAACATATCTAAACATAAGTTTATAACACCTTATGGCACTATAAAAATATATCAATTACAGAAGCCACAGAGAATTATTGGAGCAGAATTGAACTATATAGGTTTTGATGAGTTTGATGTAGAATCATATAAGAATTGTGATATAGCATTTAAAAAGGCAATAGGTAGAATGAGGGGTGCAGAAGATTGTCAGATGTTTATTGTATCTACTCCTGAAGGTTATCACTATTGCCATAAGATATTTGTAGAAGATGCTAATGATGATAGATTATTAATACAAGGTAAGACAAAAGATAATACTTATCTACCTGAGAATTACATAAAGCTGCTTGAAAGCAATTATGATGAAAAGATGCTACAAGCATATATGGAAGGTCAGTTTGTTAATTTAAGTAGAGGAGCAACTTATTATGCTTTCAATAGAGAACAGCATACAGCTGAAGTATCCTATAACAGTAGATTACCACTTAGAGTATGTTTTGACTGGAATGTTGATCCCTTATGCTGTTGTATCTTCCAAATATACAAACAAAAGCCACAAATTAGAGTGGTCAAAGAAATTGCCTTATACCATAGAGGTGAAGGAGATTTAATGACAGAAAGAATGTGTGATGAAGTAAAAAGATTGTTTCCTAGTCAAGTATATTATGGTTATCCTGATGCAACAGGACAAAGTAGACATTCATCAGCACAATATTCAGATATAGATATAGTTAGGAGGAATGGGATAAGGGTAATGGTAAAACATATTAATCCAAGAGTTGTTAATAGAGTAAATGCTGTTAATAACAACTTATCAAAAGATAATATTATCATTGATAAATCTTGTAAGATGTTAATTGGGGATTTAGAAAAGGTTACTAACAAAGAAGGTAGCAGAGATATAGACAAAAGTAATAAAGAATTAACACACATGTCTGATGCTTTTGGATATGGTGTAGATTGGGAATTTCCAGTAGTTAAACCAGTAATAGGAACACAAGATAGATAATAGGAGCAAGATATGATACCAAATATAGGTGAACTAAGTGTCTTAATGAGTAAATGGGACATTAATCAACAAAGAAAGAACAAGTGGAAGAATAGTAGATACAAAGCATTAGATTATTATAAGGGTATTACTAAAGATTATGTAGGTGATTATTTTAGTGATTCTACATTATCTAAAGTGCCTATTGGTAATGTTAATATAACAAAAAGAATTATAAACAGAATATCACTTGTGTATATGCAATCACCTATAAGAACATATTCAAATGAAGATGTAGTTGATTACTTTAATGGCAAAGACCATAAGTTGCAAAGATTAGAAAGAATGACCAACCTATTAGATGGTGTCTTAATTAAACCTTGCTGGAGAATAAAAGCAGATGGTAATGAATGTATAGAATATGATATTATTATGGATTATGAACCACTATTTGATGATGATCCACTTAATCCTTATGCTTTTGTTTATCCTATTGCAGACAAAGCAGAGGTCTTGGATACTACTCCTGAACAGTTTGCATACTGGGATTCTGAAAATCACTTTATATTTGATAAGAATGGAAAGATGTATACACATGATGATAATCCTGATATGGTTAATCCTTATGGTGTATTACCATTTGTAGAATGTTTTAGAGATGGTAAGCCTGAAACAGATTACTTAGATACCAATGCTTCAACAGATTTAATACAAACTAACTTAGCTATTAATGTAGCAGAAACTAATAAGAATGCTAACATAATGTTTCAATCATTTGGTTATTTGTTTGTTAATGGTGCAGGTATAGATAAAGACACAATGGAGATAGGGCAAGATAAGATTAATTACTTAGGTGTTGATGGTAGTATAAGCATTGTTTCTCCTCCTAATGCAGTTCCAGCACTTGATGAATCAATACAAAGCAGTTATAAAATGTTGGCACAAAACTACCATCTACCTACTTCATTTGTTGAAGGTACAACTGCTGCTTCAGGTGTAGCACTTAAAATGAGAAATATGGAGCTAACAGATGATAGAAAATCTGATGTTACAAGATGGAGAGAAATAGAACATAAGATATTTGATTTAGAAAGAATTATCATAGCAGTAGAAGATGGTAAAGATGCAGGTGATTTAGATGATGTGGACTTTTCTGAAGCAATAGAAGTTCTTAATGATAAAGAGCAAAGAGAAAAGTGGGAGTGGGAACTTGCACATGGACTTATAGATAAAGCAGATATACTGATGCAAAAGAATCCTGATTTAGATAGAGAAGAAGCATTAGATATACTATTTGAAAAGCAAGACACAGAGATGGAACTTGAAGAAGAAGAAACAGAAGAACCTCAATCTGCATTACTACAAGCATTGCAAAGACCAGTAGAGTAATGGCAGAGTATCAAGGCAAGTCAGTTAAGTTAGATAAACCTTCAAGAATTACAAAAGGTGAAGCTGGATATGGTAGAAAGAAGTTTAAAGTATTTGTTAAGTCAGGTGATAAGGTAAAGAAGGTTATGTTTGGTGATCCTAACTTATCTATTAAAAGAGCAAGTGATGCTAAAAGAAAATCATTTAGAGCAAGACACAAGTGTGATTCTAACAAACCAACAGACAAAACAAAAGCAAGATACTGGTCTTGTAAGTTTTGGCAATCAAACAAATCAGTAACTGACTTACTTAAATAATGGCTAATCAAAGAGATATAGATTTATCTGCTAATAATATAGCTGGTCTTGTTGATAAGGCTAAAGCAGAACTAATAGCTTCATTATATCTTATAGGTGAAGAGATAGGTGATATAACAGAGTTTGCTAATACTTTATTATCTATTGATGTTGAGGGAACACTAAAGAATAAACTACAAAAGGCTACATCTATCTATGCTAATGCACACAGAGGTGTTTTAGAATCTACCATAGGCTTTGCAGATATAAATCCAAGAGCATTATCTACATTTGCAGCACTTAATGAACAATTATTTGATAACTCTATAATAAGAACAATATCAGGTAGCATTAGAACTGAAGTTGTTAAAGGATTACAAGCAGGACTATCTACAACACAGATATTAGAGAATGTTACTAATGCAAGTATATCTAACTCACAAATGCAAACATTAGTTAATACAAGTCTTAATTCTTATTCAAGGCAAGTAACTAATCAGATGATGGATATAGCACCTGGATCAACTAAATATGTTTATATAGGACCAGTAGATGAAAAAACAAGAGATGAATGTTTACAAATGGCTTCTGCTGGTGCATTAACATTAGAAGAAATAAAATCAAGATTTGGTGATGGTGTATTGTTAGATGGTGGTGGATTTAATTGCAGACACAAATGGGAAATAGCTTCATCAGAAGGATTAGGTTTTAATGAACAAAGTAAGGCAGAAGGTAGATTAGAAAATGCTTGATAAAATGTTTTTTTTAAAGATAGGACCTAATGTCAGAGATAGATATAGAAAGCATATCTTCCAAGATGCTAAAGATGTATTTGGTAAACCATTTAAAGCATATAGTAAATTATATGGTGAAAGAAAAAGAGCAAACAAATTTAAAAGACAAGCATCTGATTATGCTAATAGTAAAGCACCAGTATTAACACAAGAATTACTTAATGATTATAGTTTAATTAAAACAATGAGGAATGGATTTCAAATAGGTTGGATTACATTTGGTGCAAGAGTAGAATGGTTAAAGAAGATGGGTAGAGTATTAACATCTAAATCACAACCTATGCCTGATGGTGTTATTAACTATTTATCTAAGGAAGCTAATAGATATATAAAGAAAAGATTAGGACCTAATAAGACTACAAGATACAAAATAGGCAGAAAATAATAATTGTATAAAAGATTTAGTAAGTTATATTATATATAAGAATTTTCAACTAAAACTCAACAAACAGAGGTAAAAAATGTCAGAAGAAAATGTTACTCAAACAACTGAAGATACTCAGGATAATAACAACAGCACACAAGCTGATAATAAAAATGTTCCTTATGATAGATTTGCAGAAGTTAATCAAGCAAAGAATGATCTTGCAGGACAAGTTGGTAAGTTACAAGCACAGATTGATAAAATGAATCAGACTACTAAACAACAACAAGAAGCTAAAATGGTAGAAGATGGAAAGCTAAAAGAAGCTCTTAATATTGTTCAGAAGGAAAGAGATGAATTTAAAGTGCAATCAGAGCAATGGAATACTTACCAAGCTGATAAAAGAGAATCATTAATGGGCAAATTAACTGATGATGATGATAAATCTATTGCAGATGGTTTGAGCTTAGATAAATTAGAGAAATATGTAAGTAAGGTTGTTAGTGTTTCAGCACCTACTACTTCATCAGCAAGAGCCACTACTGGTAAAGCAGGTGATATGGGAGGTTATTCTTCTTACTCTGAATGGGCATCTAAAGACCCTAAAGGTTATGAAGAATCTAAAAAACAAATAAACTCAGGTATTAACATTGGCTTTGAATAAAAAACATAGCAAGTTATTAGGTAAAGATTTAGACCCTAAGAATGATATGGAATTAAAGCCACAAAAAGATGGTGATGTAGATGTTAGATATAAGAATGGTAAGATGTCCTATGATGAATACATTGATGAAATGGAAACAAGGGCAAATAACCAAGCTGAAGGTAAGTCTATATCTAAGTCTTTTGGTTACTTTGGTGGATTTGGTAAAGGAACATTAAGAAAGCCTTATGAACAAGCAAAAAAAAATAAATAGCTATGTCAAAATGAAGGCTTTATGCAGTTGAAAGACATAATGATTAAAGGAGAGTATCATGGCAGATCAAGTAAGTGATACAGGTGCAGGAAGAGTTGTAGGTGGTGTAGGAACTATTATAGGTGATGCAGTAGTTGCATTTAACAAAGCTAATGTGATGTTACCACTAATAACTTCAAGACAATGTCCAAAAGGTGCTTTAACAGTTCAATTTGTTGATTATACTAAGATTGCTTCAAGTGATGTTGGTGCAGCAACAGATGGTGCAGATTACACTACAATGACATCTATTGATACAGCAGCTAAAACTGCTTTAGTATCAGAGCATGTTATTAGAACAGATGTATCTGATTTAGCAGCTATGGGTAGTGCTGAAGATTATACAGGTAATGTTGGTGATGTTTTAGGTAATGCAGTATCAGCTAAACTTGATGCAGATTTAACAGCATTAGGAACTGCTTTCTCACAAACAGAATGTGCAGCAGGAACTGCTTTAGCATTAGATCATATCTTTGGTTCAATGAGGCAGTTAAGAGCAGCAGGTGCTCCATTTCCATATAACTTAGTGTTATCACCTAAGCAAGTATGGGGTGCAAAAGGTCTATCAGGATTGTTAGTAGACCCTTCAGCAGGAACACAAGCAGATAATCCACTATCTCAATCTAAATTAGTAAATGGTATGGTTGGAACAATAGCTGGATTTAATGTTTATTGGTCAGATCAAATCAATGAAGATGTAGGTTCTGGTGGTGATGCTGCTGGTTTTGCATTTTCAAAAGGTGCTTTAGGACTTGCAATAGGACCTGAAGGATTAATGAGAATAGAAACAGAAAGAAATGCTTCATTTAGAACAACAGAATATGTTGCTACTGGATTTTGGAAAGAAATAGAAATCCATGATGCATTTGGTGTTTACATCTTATCTGATGTTTCTTAATAGATAATCATAATAACAAGGGCAGGTAAAACTGCCCTTTGTTACAACAGGAGAAAAAATTTATGGAATATTTTAAAAAAGCAAATGGAACAATTATCAAGGTTACACCTAATCATGATATTAATTCATTAAAAGAAAGATTTACTGAATGTGATGCTAAAGGCAATGAAATCAAGGCAGAGAAGCCTAAGAAAGAAGCTAAGAAAGCATCTAAGAAAGATAAAAAAGAAGATAAATAAATTATTATGAACCTTGTTCATGGTAGCCAACCTTAAAGGAGAATCAAAATGGCAGAAACACAATTAAGAAAATATGCAGTAGTTGAGAAGTTAAACAAGATGGAAGTTGATTTAATCACTAAAGCACCTGATATTGCAGAAGCAACTTATCAAAATGGTGATTTAATGGCAGAGCAAGAAACAATCAACAATGCAGTTGCAGTAAAAGGTGGAACTTGTATTTTACAATCTATAACTGCAATAGATACATCAGACACAGGTGGAACTATATATGTTATATTTAGTGAAGGTGGTGGAACTGATTTAGGAACAGTAGGTAGTGCAATTAATGCTACTGATGCAGAAGGTGATAATAGCTTAACTATTGTAGAATTATCTAATTGGATAGATATTGGTGGTTGTAAAGTTTGCACCAAAGGTAATATTGGAGTAGTATTACAAGCAAGTTCTACAATGAAACAATTATATTTTGGTGTAGTTAATGCAAGTGGTGGTGATATTGTTATTGGCTCAGGTGAAGATATTGTTTTTAGATTTGGTGTGGTAAAAGATTAATGTTTGCTAAGGGCAGAATTACAACAACTGGTGATGTATTCAGAGATGAAAAGTCTTTAGCATTTGATGGCACTAATGATTATGTAGATACATCTTTTGTAGCAAGTAATGAAGGAATAACTAATGATGTTACAGTTTCTTGTTGGTTTAAAGCAGCAGACCTTGCAGCAAGTAGTAATGCTTTTGTATGGAATTTTTATCAATCAACAAGTGATGGATTTGGGATTAAATTTAGTAGTTCTACATTTAAAGTTATAGCTGATATTGATAATGCAGATTCCAATCTTTATACAACAACACTTGATATTAATAAATGGTATTTAGCAGTAGTTGTTATAGATAGCTTAGAAGTAAAACTATATATTAATGGAGTGTTAGAGGGTAGTGGCACTTCTGTTGCTGATGGATTAGATTCTTTTACTTCTAATTTTTATATTGCTAATAGAAAAGGTGCAGCAGGAACAGGTGAGTTTAATGGTAACATATCAGAAGTAGCTATATACAACTCAGCATTAACCATTAATCAAGTTAAAACCATATACAATGGTAGAGAACCTTACAATCACAAAGAAGGTGTAGCATCAGGCAATTTAAAGGCTTGGTATAGAATGGGTGATGGTTCTTTAGATGAATATGCACTTATAGGTGATGAAACAAATATTACATTAGGAAATAATTTAATTACAAATGGAACATTTGATGCTGATTCTGATTGGGTTAAATCAGGCTCAGGTGCAACTATATCAAGTGGACAAGCCACCTTAGATTTAGATGCTGATACTTTTATATATCAAGATGTGGGAACTGTTGGAAAAGTATATAAAATGACATTTGATTTAGTTGTAACAAGTGGTGAGGTAAAATTAGGAACAAATGCAGATTTTCAATACACTTATTCAGCAGGAACATATACAAATGAAAGTGTGTATTTAATTGCAACAACTACTAATAGGTTCATATTTAGAAGAGCAACAGGTGATTTAGAAGCAACAATAGACAATGTTTCTGTGCAACAAGTAGGTGATAATGCAGGTATTATGAATAATATGTCTGCTACTGATATAGAGGGAGATACACCATAATGGATTATTCTAATAGAAAATGGGTTATAGTAAATGTATCTGATATAACAGATGAAATGATAGTAAATGCAATGCAAACATCTATGGCTACACTAAGAAAAACATTAGATGGAAGTAAGGCTATATTAAAGTTTGAAGGTGATACTCCAAGTTGTTTTGATGGATTAACTACTTATAATCATAGTGAGATATTAACAGAACTTGCTAAGAGTGCTTGGACTTCTTCAGAAGAATGAGTTTATTAAACCAAATTAAAAAGCATGAAGGATTTAGGTCCACAGTATATCAATGCACAGAAGGTTATGATACAATAGGATATGGCTTTGCAGTTAAGGATTTAGAAATAACTGAAGATATAGCAGAACAAATACTAATACAAAAGATTGCAGAGTTAGAATCTAAGATTAGTAAGAAGTTTGAATGGTATCATACTTCACCACAAGAAGCTAAAGAAGTAGTTATTAATATGTGTTACCAGCTTGGATTATCAGGCTTTAGTAAATTTAAAAAGACAATATATTTATTAGAAACAGAACAATATGAAGAAGCATCAGTAGAAATGCTTGATTCTTTATGGGCAAAACAAACACCAAGAAGAGCAAAAGAATTATCTGAGGTTATAAGAAGTCTATGAATAAAAAAGACACAGAGGTGGTTCTTACACATCTTGAATACATTAAAGAAAAAGTTGATGCAAATTATAAACATTTAGAAAAAGTAAATGGTAGATTAAATAAAGCAGAATCTAATATATCAAGAATTGTAGGTATAGGTTCAGGAATCACATTTGTTATTGCAAGTGTTTTAGGGTATTTTATAAAGGAATAAATATATATGGAACTTGTTTGTCCTAATTGCTTTAGTTTACAACTGGGTAAAGAAGGTTGGCACAGAGGTAGACAAAGATATAAATGCAAAAAGTGTAATCACAAAACAATATATCCATTATCACCTGATGATGCAGATATACTAAGGGCAAATGTTAAGTTAGCCAAACAAAAACAATCCATTCAAGATTTAAACAGAATTGAAAGAAAGTCATTTAGAGAATATGCAAGAATAGAAAATGCAATATCTAAATACAATAACAAATTAGCAGAGATTTTTGACAACTATAAACTAAGTAAGCTAACTAAATCACATAAACAAACAAGCAAGGCTTGTGGTGTTATACAATTTTCTGATATACATGCAAATGAACTTGTAGATTTAGAGCATAATAAGTATGACTTTAAGGTTATGTCTAAAAGATGTAAATACTTTGTTAAAAGGGCAATATCTTTCTTTAAATCACAAGATGTAAGCAACATACTTATAGCAATGACAGGTGATTTGTTAAATAGTGATAGAAGATTAGATGAATTATTATCTATGGCTACTAATAGAGCAAAGGCTACATTCTTAGCAGTAGATATATTTCAACAGATTATTTTAGAGTTAAACAAACACTTTAATGTATCAGTTGCAGCAGTTACAGGCAATGAATCAAGAGTTAAGAAAGACTGGGGCTGGAGTAAAATGTTAGCATCTGATAATTATGATTTTACTATATTTAAGACATTAGAATATTTATTTAGAGATAGTAAAGTAAACTTTATACAAGGTGACCCTACTGAAATGGTAGTAGAGGTTGCAGGACAAAATTTATTGTTATTACATGGTAATGGTTCAATTAAAAAAGGATTAGATACAAGTGTAACACAGATTATGGGCAGATATAGTGCAAGAGGAACTAAAATACACTATGTTATATTTGGACATGTTCATAGTGCAAGAGTAGGAGATAATTTTAGTAGAAGCAGTAGTATGGTAGGAAGTAATGATTATAGTGAAAAAGGTTTAGGATTATCAGGCAGAGCATCACAGAACTGCTATGTCTTTTATAAAAATGGCAATAGAGATGGTATAAAAATAGATTTGCAAAACTATGATGATGATATGTATGATATAGATGAATCATTAGAAGCATACAATGCAAAGAGTTTAAACAAGATTAACAAAGGTGAAACAATATTTAAGGTAATAGTATAATGGATTGGTTTCAAATATTAGATAGATATGGTATTGCAGTAGCTGGTTCTATTGCTATGGCTTTCTATATATGGAAATCAACAAAGTTTATACAAGATGAACTTACAAGAGAATTAAGAGAATCATTTTCAAGATTAGAAGGTATAGTTGTTCAATTAATTAATCAACAAAAAAAGATGCAATTAGAATTAAAAGGTATTGAAAATTCTTACAAGACATTAGTAGAAGTAATAGCAAAGTTATCAGGAAATGGTTTAAGAGAAAAGTTTTTAAGAATGCAAGAAAAAAATGATAACAAAAAATACTAATGATTAAAGTAATTTTATTTGCAATAGGATTTAGTATTGTTTTTTTTGGTGGTATAATATTAATAGATAAAGGGTGGATACATCAAGATGACTTTAGATAAAGAAAAAGAAATAATGTGGAAGGCTATTAACAAGCAAGGTAGATATATAGAACAGCTTGAAATTATGGTAGCACATCTAAAGAAAGATTCACACCCACCTGTGTTTAAAGAATCACAATTTAAAGAATTAGATGAAAGATTAAAATATGTGGAAGCATGGATAAATAACATAGAACTAATAGATAAAGGAGAACTAAACTAATGGAATTATTAACAAACAACTGGGAAATAATAACAATAGTAATTTTAGTATTAGATAAAGCAGTTGCATTGTCAGCAACACCTTATGATGATATGCTATGGACTTCATTAAGAGGGTTTATAAAAAAGATAGCAGGTAAGTAATGTTGCAGATACTATTAGGCAAATGGATTGCTAAAAAAGGTGGAGTTAAATTATTGCTTTTGATTTTAGATATTATAGCTAAGACAACTAAATCAAAAAAAGATGATGAACTTGTTAAAAAGTTAAAACCAATAATAAAGAAGTTTATGTAATGTCAATATCATCAATTAAAAAAGCATTAAAGAATGTTTTTCAAGGGAAGCTAAAAAACTTGGTTTCCCTTGCTGATGATAGTCCTATTGACAATCATTTAAAGACTTTAAAAATAGGTGATAAAACAACTAATATAGAATTATCAGAAAATGAAGTGTATTACAAAGGCAAAGAAATAGTAGCAGGTGATATAGAAGGAACAGGAATTAAATCTACTGGTGAAACAGGGGGGACTAAATTTCTTAGAGAAGATGGTGATGGCACTTGTTCTTGGCAAACAGCAGGTGGCTCAAGCACAACATTTAGATTTTTAATAAATGCAGGATTTAATCAGAGTTATGATGAGGACCAAATTTGGATACCATTAAGTGCAAGGGACTTGGAAAGACCAATTACACAAACAGGTCAGAATGAACTTCTTGCTTTTACTCCACCTTATGATGGGTATTTAAATCAAATTGTATTTAGAAGTGAAGAAGCTTGTGGTTCAACAGTAGTTGGATTACATAGGTCAGCAACAGGAACAGAGATACCTAATCAAACAGCAAGTAATACTGTAACTGTTGATATGACAACAGATGACACACCATATAAGTTTAGGCATTTCAATGAATCCTTCTAATGACCCCAATGATACAGTCTTTACAGTAGAATTTATTTTAGATAGTTCATCAGGCTTGTAAAATTAAATTAAATGTTTTAAAAAATAATTAATATGTTATATTATAATATCAATAAAGGTAAAAATTTATGAGTTTAACAGGAAAATCACCATCAGAAACATACAAAGATATTGCTTATGTAGACAATGATAACAATGGTGTTACTACTTCTTTAAAGCAAGTTAAAACTGGTAATGGTTCAAACACAGCTTTACAAGTTTCTGATAGGTCTTTACAAGTTAAATCAGCAACAGATAATACAACAGCATTAGATGTTCAAAATGCAAGTGGAACAAGCAAGTTATTAGTAGATACTACAAACAATTATGTTAAAGCAAATGGTGAACATGTTAATACACAATATGCACATTTTGGTATAGGTAGTGGTGATTCTGTTTTTGCAGGAGCATTAGCTAACAATCATTATTGTATACCTTTTAATGGTTATTCAAATCAGGCTTTAGCTGGTATGGGAACAGGAACTAATCCTGATACTTCACTTACAATATCTACAACAGCAGATGATGTAACTTGTTGCTTATGGTTTATTATGGATAATATTACAATAGACAGAGTTGTTTGGTGGTCAGGGGCAGATGCTGCATCAGGAGATACCACAAGATGTCATTTAATGAGTTATGATGTAGATTCTGACAATGGTAGCACAGGTGGTGATTTATCAAATGGAGTTGTATTAGCAGATGGTGCAGACATAACAAATGCAGGTTATGAACAATCATATTATCAACAAATGACAATACAATCAGCAGATGTTAGTGCTGGTAAAGTTGTTTTATTTACATTTAGGTCTGATTCAGTTAGTTCTGATTTTTCAATTAATGCAACAATTAAATATCATATTACAGGTTAAGGAGAAAGATGGCAAATAAAAAATTTACAACAAGTTTAACAATACAAGCAGAAAAGACTTATGATTGTAGTTTGTCAAAGAACTACACAGATGTTTTTTCTATTAACCAAGAATTAGATAATGCAGATGCTTTTGTTACATTAGTATCAGGTGGTTCATCTAAAGCAACAAACACAATGGCTTCTGCTAAAGCTATCTTATTAAAAAATAATAGTAATATTGCAGCAGAGCTATTGATTACTGTTATGGAATGGAAAGATAGTAGTGATACTGATGTTCATAATAGTGTTGATTTAGGACCTGGATCTGCAACAAATTTAAGAAGTTGGTCTTTCTTACTACCTGCTGGTGAGTTTATGTATTTGCCTAATAATAGAGTTTTAGCTTATGCTTCTGATGTTGGGACTGCTTATGAATCAGCAGCTAAAGCAAGTGATGGTGCTATTTCAACTGAGCCTTTAAGTATTAATAGTGCTAATGAATATGCAGATTCTACTGCTGATTTAGACCATGCTACAAGTTCTGATATGGGTAGTGATGTTACAGTAGTTGATTTATATATGGAAGATGGACATTCTAAATTTTTTAAAGTAGGTGATTTAATACAAGTAGAAACAGAAATTATGGAGATAGAATCATTAGGTGATGGTTCTGTATTGGCTAAAAGTAAAGCAGTTGTTAAAAGGGGTTTATTAGGCTCTACTGCTGCAACACATGCAGATGATGTTGCTATTAACTTTTTCTTTGGTAATGAATACTTAAAATTCAATGTTGGTAAATGTATGTCAGATAAAAAAGGAAGATTTAAACAAAGAGGTGCTTTCTTTTCTAAGGCAAGAACAAGTGATACTTTAGTAGATGGACTTGTTCCAGGCTCTGTAGCAATAGGACCTTTTTATACAGAAGGTGGATACTTAGATTGGGGTTTAAATGGTATTACACCTAATACAGAAACAGGATTAGTTGCTTCACAAGAATATACTTTTCATCTTGTATGTGATGAGTTTAATAATGGTGGATTTGATTCCACATCAACTGAAACTGCAATAGCATTTACAACAGATGCTTCTGATACAACATTTGCAGGTAGTTCTAATGCAGTATTACCTAAAATACAAGCAGTATTAGATACACAATTTTATACTACATCTTCAGGATTAAATGGCAAAAAAGTTAAAATATTTTTACACAATGGTGATGTTAGGGTTCAATCAATGTCAAACAATTCTTCAACAATAATAGGTATTGGTAATGTATCAGGCACTACACCTTTTGGAGTAGGTGCTTTTCCTGCATTAGCAAGTAGTGTTCCAGTATTAATGGGTTCTGAACATGGTGGTGGAACAACAGATGATATTGTCTATGGACCTAAGTCTACATTAGCACAAGAAGAAATTACAGACCCTATTACAGGTGTAGATATGTTAAATGAAAAAGCATTTATATTTGATAATGGTAATGGTGATTTGCTTTACTTAGATAAAGTAGTTGGTAAAATAGATTATGAAAAAGGACATTGTGAATGGGCAATAGCAAGTTTACCTGAAGCAGAGTTTAAAGTTAGAGGACAATCTAATTCTGCACACTCAGGTGGTGTTACTTATAAAGTTCAACAATACAATTCTATACAAGAAATAAAAGCAAGAAGTATTAACTCAGTAAAAGATACAGCTATTGAAGCAATAGTGTTAGGATAATTATGGCATATAAAATGAAAAAAAGAAAAGTAGGTAGAGGTAGAACTTCAAGAATAAAAAGAGCAGGTAAAAAAATTAAATCATCAAGAGGTTTAACTGGTAGAAGAGGAGCAAGATATTAATGGCTACAAACTTTAAATATGCAACTATATCTGATTTAAGTAAATACTTTAACAGAGTAAATGACTTTGATTCTAAAGTGCAAATATTTCCTACTTTAACATCAGGAAGTTTACATTTGTTTAGAGATTCAGGGTTTGTAGATAGTCTTTTTGTTAATGGTGAAGAATTAGCAGCAGCACAATCAACATCAGGTGCTGTAGATAGTAATGGTGAATGGTTTTATAATAGTTCAACAAACCAAGTAGAATACCATAATAGTAATTATTCTTCTACTACAATTAATGAGCAAGTATTTGAAGCAGGTGTAGATTTTACAACATTTTTAGAACAATCTTTGGTAGATGCTTCTTTAGAACTACACAACTATCTTGATATGAGGTATTCAACACCTTTAGAAAAGATTAAACAAACTGATATAGATACTGCAAGTGTTTCAATAGCAGAAGAATATGATCCTATTATCATTAAAGCAGTATGTTATATTGCAACTGCTAATCTTATTAGAGCAAAAGAAGGTGCATCAGAAGAAGCAGATTATTATTATTCTTTAGTAACTAATCCTGAAAGAACAGGTTTAATAGATAAATTAAATGATGGTATATATAAACTATCACATGAAGTAGATGGCAATGATAAAAAAGGCTCTATAAGACATAGAAGTGTAGCAGGAACAATGGATTTAGTAGAACTTGCAGGTGAATATCAAGGTGAGTTATATGATTTACTTAAAGTAGAGATTGAAGCAACTGGTGCATATGGAACAGCAACATTTAAAGTTCATTACTTATCTAATGACCAACTATTTGGAGCAGTATCATCTGCTGAAAAAATAACTGGTGGTTTACAACATATTCACAATGGTATTTTTGGTAGGTTTCAAGGTGCAAGTGCAACAGATGGTGATATTTGGGAGATTGAAGTGTTTGGTAGACATAGGAAACAAACAAATAAAAGCAATGCTACCATTGAAATGGTTAGATAATGGCAGTTACCTATAAGAACACTTGGAAAAACATTTTAGTGGCTTTAAATAGCAAAATTAGGGCAGAGATGAAATGTCCAGTAACAACTGACAATACAGATTTAAAATCTAATCAGTTTATAAGACTTTATCCTATTGGTTCAGATCAATTAGAAAAAGCAAGTTTTTTGGAAACAAGACAATATAATATAATTTGTCAGTATTTTATGTTAAGAAGAAATACACCTGAATTTGAGAATTATGTTCAGAATCAAATATCAATATTAGAAGCATTAGTGCATGATAATATAACTTTAACATTAGCAGATAGTTCTTTGGCTTATGATGTAACTATGGGTGCTATGACTTATGATGCAGAGGTTGAGGAGTATGATGATTACCACATAGTTGAATGGGACTTATCTTGCACTCACTCTGGAAATGCAGGTTAGGAGCAATATGAAAGTAAAATGTAGAGAAGGAAAATTAAAAAATTTTAATGCTATGAATGTTCCTTGTTCTTCAAAAGAATTTTCTGATTTAAGAGATGGCAAAGAAATTAATTTAAAAGAAGATGTAGCAAACAAGATGTTGGCTATGGGTTTGATTAATAAAATAAAAAATAAAAAAGCTAAAAAAGGAGATTAAGAGATGGCTATAAGTGAAACAGTAATCCCTATTAGTGATGTTAAAATGGGCATTAAAGGTGAAGCAACATTTGGTACTGGTATAGATGTTACAGGTCCTGATGGAACAGCTTATAGACAACTACCTGTTGTTCAAGCAACAAAGCCAACATTTAATATTACAAGGGAATCAAGATTATTATCAGGTAGAGGAACAGTTAAAAATGCAGCAGATACAATAATTACAGCAAAAAATGGAACAGTAACATGTCCATTTGATTTTGTTGCAACACCTGAGTTGTTATTACAGCATTTAGCTATGGTAACACAAACTTATAATGCAGATGGTTCTGATGTTTATACAGTTGAAGTTGATGGTTCAAATAATAATACACATGTTGGTGGAACAATATCAAGTGGATTACCACACACAGTTAATTTGGCATACTATCCAAAGGCAGCAGAAGGTATTAAAATTGCAGGGTGTGTAGTATCTGATTTAAGTTTATCAGGTGATTTGGGATCTAATGGTGGTAATTTAGGAATTAGTGGAAATTATTTTAGTGGTTTTGCTAATCCAATAAGCACAGGAACAGTATTAGAACAAACATTTGATGGAACTTGGGTTGAACCTGATGCAGGTGTATTTTTTAATATGGGTTCTCTAAGCACTAAACAATTAGAAGTTGATGGTGCTAATCAAGATATGATATTAAAATCATTTAACTTAAATATTGCTAATGGTGTTAATAGAGTTGGTTCAAACACTAATGGAGATGCTGAAGCCTATGCTTTTCCTGAATATACAGTAACTGGTGATATAACACTTAAATATGATGGTGAATTTAGTTTAGGTGCAGCAGACAATGTAGTTCAAAGTTTTTTAGATGGAAATACATGCACATTGGCTCTTAAATTTGGTGATGGAACTGTATCAAGTGTTAGTGAAATGAATATACTTGCAGAAGTTCAGTTTACTGGTGATCCAGGACAAGATATTTCTGAAAATGGAATATTCTGGACAATACCATTTGAGTGTGTTCAAAATAGTTCAACTGAAGCACTTAAAATATCATTATTTAGTGATACTGCTATTGGTTCTATGTAAGAGTTAAGTAAGGGTTAGTTAAGGGTTAGCTAACTACTATATATAAATATATATATAAATAAAAGGATAAGGGTAAATGAAAATAGAAATTAAAGGTGAAGGTGTAAAACCTTTTAAATTAGATATAAAGGAATTTAATTTAACAGAAAGAATAGAATTAAATAATCTTTTATATAAGTTTTTTAACAACAAAGATGGTATGTTTAGTCCAGCTATTGATATAGTTAGATTGGCAACAGATATGTCAGATGAACAAATTAATAATTATTCTAATGATGAAATCTTCTCTATTGCTATAAGTGTTTCTAATTTTGTCAATAAAAAAAAAGTGAAGAAATAATATTTTTAATAAATATTCACATTTCTTATAGAGGATTAAACAACAATGGAGATAATGGTTTTAAATTTCCTTATAAAGCATTAAGTCCAGTTACAGGCAAACAGAAGATGTTTACAAATATGGAAGATGTTTATACAGAACTTGAAGCCTGTTATGATGAGATAATGCAAAAGAATATTAGTTCAATAGGAGAAACATTATATACAGAGCATTTTTTTTTTTGCAACACAAGTGATTTATTAGATCAAGATGTTCAGAAAAGAATCAAAGAATATACCTATTGTAAATCATTTAGTTGTCCTCCATATCCTTCTTTACAACAAACACCAGCAAATATAATTGATGAGTTTATGTTAATAGAAAAAGAATTAAACCAGTTAAAAGCAAAGGATTCTAATGTCAAGTAAGATACAGCAAATTATTGAAATAATAACAAAAGGTGCAGGTAAATCTGAAAAACAAGTTAAAGGTGTATCAGGTGCTTTAGGTGGACTTGCAAAAAAAGCAGGTATTGCAGCAGCAGCTTATTTTGGAGCATCAGGTTTAATTAATGGTATTAAATCTTCAACAGATGCTTTTGCAAAACAAGAACTTGCAGAAAAAAAATTAAGATTTGCATCAGGTGCTTCTACAATGGAATTAATAAAACAATCACAAGCATTACAACAAGTAACAAGATTTGGTGATGAAGCATTGATTAATCAACAAGCATATGTTAAATCTTTAGGTATATCAACAGAACAAACTAAAGAAATAATTGCAGCATCTGTTGATTTAGCAGCAGCTATGGGAATATCACTTGAAAGTGCTGTTATGAATACAACTAAAACACTAAGTGGTATGCAAGGTGAACTTGGTGAAAAACTACCAGCAGCATTTAAAAATTTAACAGCAGAACAATTAAAAGCAGGTGAAGGTATTGTTTTTATAAGAGAACAATTTAAAGGAACAGCAGAAGAAGAAGCACAAACATTAATAGGTGCATTAGATCAAATGAACAATGCAGTAGGTGATACTGCTGAAGAATTTGGTGAAGCATTAGAACCATTAATGAAATCATTTGCAGTAGCTACTAAAAATGCAGCAGAAGCAATAGGTAATTTTTTACAAGAAAGAAATGAAACAAAATTAGAAACATTTGTTAGGGAAATGCAAGAACTTGGCATGGAAACAACTGAATATGAACTAACAATGAAAAAATTAGAAAAAACAAATGCTTTAAAAAAATTACAAGAAGATGTAGAATTTTCAGGTGATGCACAAAAAGAATTAAATACTAAATTAGAAGAATATAAAGTAGTTTTACAAGAAGCAGCAGATTTAGAATTAGCAAGAGCAGAACAAGGTAAAATTGAAGGAAGAATTGAAAGAACAAAAGAAGGCATAAGATTAACTAATTTAGAGAAAAAAAATGCTGAAGAAAGAGAAGGTTTAGAAATAAGAGTAGATTTTTTATCTGAACAAGTAAAATTACAAACAGAAATTAATAAATTAGAAAAAGAAGAAGAAGTAATACAAAAAAAAGTAAATGAAGCAAAAGATAAAAGAGGTGCAATAGAAAAGGCTTATGGTAAAATAAGAGAACAAACAACTGTAACAGGTGCAAAAAATGAATTAGAAGCAGCTTTAAGTGGGTCAAAAGCACATTTAATAAATCAAATTATGAAATCAATAGGATTTCCTTTTAATCTATTGTTAGCAGCAAGTGCAGGAGCAAGTATAGATAAAATATTTGCTAAAAACAACCTAACAACAGCACAATATGGAGCAGATTTTGTTACTGATGGTCCTCAAATGATGATGGTAGGTGAAGGTAATGGACCTGAGAGGGTTCAAGTAACACCTTTAGTAGATCCTAATTTAGATGGACCACAAGGTGGTGGTATGACTATTAACATACAAGGTTCTGTTATAGGAACTGAACAATTCACAGAAGATGTTTTAATGA